TGCGTGGGTATTATGAAAAAAGAATGCGTTCGCAAGAAGAGAGAGCGAGGCTTCAGTGATTTGTGAAGACATATTATTAGAAGCTAAAGAATTAGTCGCGGGTGATCGTCATGAAGACTATGGTGATAAACTTGTTAACCACACCCGCATTGCTGATTTATGGTCCACGTATCTCGAAACGCCTGTTCGTCCTGATCAGGTTGCTATTATGATGGGCTTGGTAAAGATCGCAAGAAGTATGCATGCAACGAAACATGATAGCTATGTTGATTTGGCGGCGTACTCTGCGATTGCAGGGGAAATCGTTAAACGCCGTGAATAAATGGCTCGCGATGATTATCATTACGGGGATGTTAATTTACTTTTCCCCGTTCTGGAGTTTCATGCGAACTTGTCCAGGGGATGATGATTATTGTATTTGGTTGTATTATGAGATAAAACAGGAAGACTCATGGTTACGTCGTGTGTTAATTAAACTGGGAGAATAGAAAGATGACTAAATGTGAAAAGAAATTACGCAAGTTAAAAGCATCATTGAAGGCGCTTCGCGAACCACGGAACGGTCGAGAAGTAGCCACTAGATTACAATGGGAAAGACTGCATAGAATTATAATAAGGAGGTACGAATGAGAAGTGGAATTGAAAAAAAATATACAGACAGAGAATTAGACTTAATTGAAAAACTAAAAGAAAAATATTCTTACTCGCAGATAGGCACTATCTTTGGCCGTAGTAAGAATTCTGTACTAGGAGCTGTTTATAGACGTAGATTAAAACAAGGTCATCAAGCTGTTAAGGATCCAAAACCAAAAAGGAGAAGACATGAAAAGATTACAAAGTATTACGACACGCATCAAAAGAGTTGGTAATGATATGTCACAACTGCAAAGGAAATGGATATGTCAGGTTATCATTTGAAGCAGAGCAATCAATTGAGCAGTGTAAGGTTTGTCACTCACAAGGGGAAATCAATGAAGATAATTACTACCACCAAACATGGACCGAAGGTGAGAACGATGCCGTTGCATACTACTACGGACCACCGCTTGACCCAGAATGTTTCAAAAACTACACGATTTCGGATGAGTAAACCAGTTATAGAGTTTAAGGGTGAACCACCCTTTTAGAGTCGGGATAGAACCTACCTTTACAGGCAATGGAAAGTGTCTGGCTTAATCGTGAGGTGAAGGCGTAAGTGGTTCGGGCGGTTCGACTCCCAATATTCATATATTTGGCCCGTTAAATCACTAACTTTCCGCTCCTGTGCCCCGCATTTGTTCAGTTGCGGGGCTTTACATATCTTTTAAAACATCATATAATATTGCACCGAAAAGGAGGTAGTCATGATACTGCCTAATAGTCCTGTAAAAAGGATACATGAATGCACAAAATGTGGCATGATTACGGTGACGTTTTGGAATCCTCATTATGATAGGACCTATACTCGTGAGGAATGGAACACGGTTCGCGGTCAAGGGTTTGAAGCTCTCCGAAAAATTTTAGCACCAGTAACGGAAGATCCTAAGTTTTTCTTAGACTAAGCCTCTCTTGCTTTTTTCGTTCTTTTGAATGAACGGTTCTTGGATGGCTTGGAATGTTTGAGATTACTTTTTTTATTGTTCATGGGATTCGAATCACGGTGCGAAACGTCATAACCTTTTTTATCGCCTAATTTTCTACGGGCCTTGTTTCTGGAGGACCTTCTTTTACGTTCACTTGGCTTGGAATGGTAGTTTTTGTACTCTTTTTTATAATTTCGCATGGTGTATAGTAACACATATAGAAGAAATTAAAAGTTAGTAGTACAATTTTTATCCTTCAACTCTGAAACTCAACGTACTAACGTACTTTGATCAATTAATCTCTATATTACAATGATTTACTTAGTACCTTCATAGTACGTTTTAGTTCTCTCAGGAGTTACTTAATTTTTTAATAGAATTAACTTTTGATATCTTCTATATATAGGCGTATGACTAAACGCTTAACGTTAAAACAACTTAGATTTGTTAATGAATACGTTTCAAATGATGGACAGATTACAGCCACAGAGGCGGCAAAACGTGCAGGATATGGGGAAAGCAGAGCAACTGTAACAGCATCTGAATTATTAAATCCTCAGAAACATCCCGAGGTTGTTAGATACATCGATGAGATGAAAAAAGAAATGCAACACAAAACTGCCGTTACTTATGACAGGCACGTCAGTAGATTAGATGAACTGTCCAGAAAAGCAGAAGAAAAAAATGCTTGGAGTGCAGCCGTTCAAGCTGAAAAGAATCGAGGTCAAGCAGCAGGATTTTACAATCATGCACAAAACATTCATGTGGTTAATTCTATTGATTCAATGAGCTTAGACCAAGTACAGTCTAGATTAAAAGATATACGCAAACTGTATGGAGATATTATTGACGCTGACTTTACAGAAGTAAAAGAAATAGAGCAAAAAAAAGAGGGCTAATCGCCCTCTTCCTCATCAATTAGATTAACAATAGCTTGGAACTCTTCACGAGCATCTGCACTATCCCAATCATACCTTGCATTGATTAAACACCACTTTCTTATTTTTTCTAGCTTTTGATTAGCTAGATCATCTGGATTATCTCTCATCTTACCTCCTCTAAAACATCTAAAATTAACCATTCAAGAATTTTATTTTGTTCGTGGTCATATCTTACATAGCCATTCTTTATTAACGCTTTTCTAATTTCATAAGCTAATTCTGTATTACTCATTCATCCTCCAATATATCGTAAGGGTCACTTGTTAGACCCATTTTAACTTTGTTTACATAGCAATCATCACATAAAAAATTGCCGTCATCATCATGGTGATATTCATGTGTTAGTGTATCACACTCATCACAATTATCTGACTGGCAATCAACACATAAATAACCATTATACTCATCATTTTCCGCAGGAATTCTATTAACAAACCTCCCACTACCGAACTGGGTGTCCTCATGACACCCAATGCAGTTATGACCTATATCAATCGTCATCTCCCCTCCTATTAAAGTTTCTTATTTGTTTTGAAGTTAGTTTATTAAAACGGTTTTCTTCATGAAACTGCCCTGTGTTGTGTTTATCAATACAGGTTATGCTCACAGCCCCACCATTAAATTTTTGTGACAAGTATTCGTCAGCGAATATTTCACAACCTTTTTTAATATCAGTTAAAACATTATTATTTTTATCGTATTCAGTTTCAACATCTAAAATAAATCTAGCCATGTTACCTCCTCCATTTATCTTCTGCTTTGATTACATCTTTTCTACTGTACCCATAACCAATGACACCTATATGCTCATTGTCTAGGATATTTCTCCATATTAAACTTGGCTGTGGTTTAATCACACCAAACTTACACAGGATGTATCTAATTATTTTTTTCATATCAAAACTCCTTGTTTAGTTTTTCAACTATGTGTTTCGGCAAAATGTTTTGAGGTTCTTCGTAACCATCAAACTCATATTCCTTGCCGTCTTTATCTACTATTCGGAAAATCATATAATTATGTATTCCCCAAGAGTCACACTCAACTTCCTTACAGCCTATGCCGTGAAGAAATTCTTCAACTAAATGCGTGCCGTTCCACTCATCTCCGTCTCCAAATCCAAATTTATCGAATGCCTCTTCCCACTCCCAATATGTATGTTGTACTGGCATATTATTCTCCTTTAAAAAAAAGGAGGGCTTAATTGCCCTCCTCTATAATTATATTACAAAGTCTCCTGTATCTGTATCAATAACAAAATGACCATTATCAGAGTTGTCTCCTTCGTTTTCATCTGCACCTAGATAAACACTATGTGAAACAAACTCACCAGAATGAATTGGTTTTTGATAAATTGATTTACCCTCCTCATCTTTTTCAAAACCCATGCACTCATGAAAAAATTCATGATTTCTTAGGTCTGCAATAAATTGAACAGCAACTGATCTTGCCTCTAATCTAGTTAAAGGGTCACTTACATTATCTTCAATACTTAATTTTTTTTTAAATGCCCTCATCCAATTTGATGCAAATTTGGGGAGGTACATTCCCCCCCAATGATGAAACAAGACTGGTGACTTATCTCCGTCACTATCTTTAAACTGTATACTTACTCTATCTCCCATTTAGTCCTCCTTCTTTCTGTTGATTAGTTTTAAGTCGTCTTGACGAAACCAAGAAAAACCTTCTCCTTGAATTTCATCTATTAGATAAAGGTTTCTTTTACCTTTACCAATTTCTCTATCGTGGACAAAGCCCCATTCTTCAATCGATTTGACTTCGACCATGTCTCCTATTTTAAATGTCATATTATCCTTCTTTCTATTTTGGTTAAGTTAATTGCCGAAGGGAACTAGCTCGGCTACTAGCTGAGAGTGTAAGGCTCCTCAGATACCTTGGGCTGACACTTTGGCGTATACTTCTAAACTGTACCGAGTTATCAGCCCCACGTCATGGTATACTTCGGGCGACCATGCTACCCTATGAAGACACATTAGCGCTTTAAGTCATTGTGAACTTCATTTCTTATTCTAAGCTACCTATAGTAGCACTTAGTAAGCCTTCCTTTTTTAACGTCTTGATTTCAACAATGACCAGTTACTAAGAAACCTGTTATATTTATGCCTACTACTATTCATCCTCGCCTAGAATAAATTATATACTGACCTCCCTTTTTAAAGCACTTATCGGAACGCTAGTCGGTGGCGGTTTTATCCACTTTCACAGTATATAAATCATTGAAAGCTTTTCGAAACCAGTCCTATAAAGTCACTCTCGTCTGCTCATCACAGTCCCCTGTCACATCCACCTAGGTGGAGGGGATACCTAGGGTGCCACTCCCAAGTCCCGCCAGTATAGTCCTACTAATTGGCTTTCTAAAAAAATCTTTATCATGAATTAACAGATTATCAAAGAAAATCTTTTATTTAATTTAATCTTTTTTAGGTTACTGTTAGCCCTTAGAAATGTTACGCAAACCAGAGGCTAAGTTTTGGCAATTATTAAAAAAGAATTTGTCTAAAATATCTTGGACAAGAATAGAAACTCGCACAATACAGGGGTTTCCAGACCTTGTTGGTTGTTTCCCCTCCTGTGGGTTCTTTACGGCTGAATTAAAGGTAATTTATAGTAATAAATTAAAGATTACGCCTCATCAGATTGCGTGGAATTTACAGCACCATTTGAAGGGTGGAAAATGTTTTATCATAGCCACGACCCTCGAACAGAGTACCATAAAAATCTATGGAGGGGACAAGGGTAGGGAACTCGCGCAAAACGTACCGAAAACCGAACCGATAGCCGTGTTTGATAAACCATTTGACTGGCAACTGGTTCACGAAACGTTGACTAAACGCACACAAAACGTACCCAAATCGGAGGAGGGCGACCCTCGCCTCTCGGTTGACAAAACGCACACAAGAGAACGTGATAGTAGGTTAGCGGAACGCTAAACGTACACAAAACGTACACACTTTATTTTTCAGAAAGCTTTTTTTTGATGAGCGCTTAGGCGCCCTCTTGAAGTTTGTCGATGATCCAGAATATCGGTTTGAGTATTAGCCAGTAGATTAAGATTATAATTATACAGAATTCAAATAATATTTTAATGCGCTTCATAAGAAATATTTTTAATTGCAGGGTTCCAACATGCGCGGCAGTCCAGGCATTGGCCGCCCTGATTTTGCGCGTTGCAAGCTTCACCAATTGGCGCAACGCCGGCAGTATGGACGGTGCTGGAATGCTCATGAATTTTAGACGGGACCCCGTTCACCATAGTTGCGCTCAAGCGTATAACCAGGTTAGCAGGAATCACCCCGCCCGCTTCTTTGTAGTCTTTTAATATTTTAGTTTCGCGCGTTGGTAGCCAGTGT